ACCACCTGAAGCAAGTTCAGCAAAGCTAGGTTGTCCACCTTGTGCAACTCCGCTTAGTCCTGACCAACCAACATCATTTGGGTTTAGCGGATAGTTTTGAGGATTAAGAACTCCTTCAACAACAATGCCGCCTGTGCCCGTATCTGAAGTAATTTCAAGACCTTGTAATAGCAACTGTGCACGATTTAGTAGTTCTCTTTCGCCCAAGTCTCCAGTTAGCGCATTTGATACACTTGGTGCAAGTCTAATCATAAATGCAGTTTGTTTTGTTGTGCTTACTGTAATTCCAGTTTCTGCGTATGAAAAGATATAGCCTCGATCTTCATCAAAACCGCCGTCTGTAATAAATGCACTACCCCAGTGGCTAATTAACGGAGTAATTGTTTGTGATATTAATATAACACCTGTTCTAGCAGCGTGTGTTGCTGCGGCGCCTGCAGTATAGCTTCTATTAGATCCTGCTTGAAAATTAATAAACGTTGCATTTCTAATACACCCGGTTAATGTATTTCCACTTCTTCCCGTAAAATTAATAATTTCGTTATCGATATACACAGTCCCGTAAGTTGGAAAGAAACTGCCATCTTCTAGTACGAGTGTTGTTTGACTAGTATCCATTGCACTTGCTAATTTTCCGCTGGGCCCTTCGTTAGTAACTTCGTAACGCACAGGCAAGTTACCTGATCTCATAAACGCTTCAGTGTTTACGTTTGAGTTACGCATTCTGTGTGCAAACACAAAGTTACCATTTGATCCACGAAGCATAAAGTCAATAAAACCAGCACCGTACCAGCTGTATTGAATACCGATCATTTGCATTTTAGCAATGTCAATATCGTATCCACTAGGTCCAGTTCCATCTAATCTATCTAAGTTAAACTCACTTTGCTTAACTTTTTTGTCTACAATTAAGCTAGCCTTTGCGCCAGCAATGTCTACAACGCCGCGCCAGTCTGGAGTAACTGTAATTTCAGTTTGATTGTTAACGTGTGATACAACGTGTGTCATACCTTTAATAATAATTCTATCGCCTGCTTTTAACTGATCTGTAAATCTAGTATTTGTGCCAGTTACTAAGTTGTTGTCCACTGCTAGTGCAATTGTTCCTGCAAGCTGTTGCGTGCCAGTACGCTGATTTACGCTAATATTAGTACCATCAAACTCCCAAAAGATGCCGTTTTGATCGTCAAAAATACCTGAACGTACTGTTGCGCCGTGCCACGATACTACACTCATTTGTGAGCCAAATCCTAATAGCGCATTAGTTGATCCAAGTCTGCGCCGTGCGCGAATCTTAAATGTACGTTCGTCTACAACTTCTTCTACAGTATAGTCAAATGTCGGAGGTACAGCAGTTTTAGGACCGCTGTTGTATCCCGGAGTTTCGACTCCCAGTAATCTAACAATGCCGCCTTCTTGTACACCGTGATCGTTATCGTCTGTTACAACAGTAATTAAATCTCCAACTTCTACACCTTCTGCAGTTAAGCTACGTAAGTCGTAACTTGGTGCAAACAGTGCGCCAGTTGTATACATAATGCCTTTACCTGATTGGTAACGAATATATTTCTTACTTTGACGTATTGCCTGTGCGCCGTGTTGCGGACCGCCTGTACCTAGTTGTACTCCGCCGTCAAACGGTCTGTGTACGAAGAAACTGTCTGGGCGAGGATAAACATCTCCAATAATATCAGATGTAATAGTATCTATCGATCCTGCTGCTCGTGCTTGGAATCGTAATTTATTTATTGCTGGAATATCTGTAGCAATATACGACCCAGCTGTAAGATTATGATTATTAACACCATCGTCTGAATTTATACTAGTAATAAAGGTACTACCCGGCACTAATCCATGTGCATTAATAAATGTAACTTCGATAGTAGCAAGAGCACTATATGTAATAGATTCATCCAGTGCTATCGGACCGGTAGTTGCTTCTGACATAGTTACTGTTGATATTAAATTTACTTCGTCACCGACAGAAGCTTCGATAAAACTGTTAGATAAACTAGTAATCCCACCTACTTCTGATATTGTAGTAACTTGCAAGTCTAAATCATTTAATGGCGCTATGCCTCCCAAGCTAGCACCTGGTATACTTAATCTATCGCCTATCGCATAACTATTACCGGCATTATTAACAGCAATGTTAAAATAAGAACCGCTTTGTCTAAGCACATTAATAGTAGCGTCAGTGCCAATGACTGGCAAGTTTTCGCCTTCAGAATTTAAATATATGCCTGCCGGAACATACCCAGAACCTGATGATGTAACTGTTGTTATTGTTCCACCAGGCAACTCGTCAATTGTAGCAACAGTAATAGTTAAATCATTACTTGGCGATTCGCCACCAAATAATGTGCCAGAAACTGTTAATTCTTGTCCTACATTATAACCAGTGCCCGGAGCATTAACGCTGACTACAAAAATGCCAACAGCGTCTTGACTAATGTCAAAAGTTGCATCGACAGGGGTTCTATTAATGCCTGCTACCGATCCTACTGTATCTCCGTTATAAGGCAATCCAGATTCACTATGCGCAATAATGTTTCCTGTTCCGCCCACATTATCAATTGTGATAGTTAAATCATTTGCAGGCGTTGCTCCGCCAAGAGCAGAGCCTAGCACCGTAATAGTTTCTGTAGGAAGATAATTTATTCCTTCATTTGTAAAGGTAACGTTATAAGAATTACCAATTACTTGTACATCAATTATTGCTCCGGCGCCTGAACTAGTGCTTGAAGTAAATGCCACACTAGTAAATGTTTTATCTACCTGAGGCGCGGTGCCTGCAAAGGTTACTGAGGTAACTGCACCTAGTCCTTGTATTTCTGTAATACGCACAGTAGCATCACTGTTTCCGCCAACAATTGTAACAGTATCAAACTGATCGTAGCCGCTGCCGGCAGTATTTATAATAACAGAATCAATTACTCCAGCAGTTTGTATAATATCTAATGTTAGTCCTGTACCATTGCCTCCTGTAGTCGCAACATTGATAGCATCGCCGTAACCAGTACCTGCAGATTGTAATACTGTACTAATCGGAATGCCTCCAACAGATGATACAGCGTCTACTGAAACATATAAATCTCTTAATGTACCAGTTTGGCTAGATACTAGTGACGTTCCTGATATAACTATAACATCGCCTAATTTGTAGTCAATGCCACCAGATCCTATTGTAACATCAGTATAAGTACCATTTAAAAATTCTACATCAAAATCAGCGCCTATACCCTGTGCGCCTGCAAAGATAGCTTCTTGATTTATTAAATCTATTTCATTATCAAAATGTGTACCTGCAATAGTTGCTGATGCTATTGAATCTGCACTTCCTACAGATACAACAGTTATAGTTGCATCGTTTGCAGGAGTTGTGCCGCCTAAGTCGGTACCTAGAATCTTTATTCTGTCGCCGGCTGCGTATTGTATGCCATCGTTTGATATAGCGTCTATAACATAAGTGAAACTGTTATCAATAGCATACGATATATCAAATTTTGCAAGAGAGCCAGAAGGCGCTATATTATCAGGAATTATACCGGTATACTGACGACTATTGCCAATATATGAACTAGTAAAATTACTATTAAATGTTAAAGTATTTCCGGTAATGTCTGTAATATATATCGCAGTACCGTCGCCTCTGTCAATTGCTAGATTTTCTACGATACCAGTGGTATTTGCAATTATCATCTGATTTTGGCCTGATGCAGTATCAGCGGATGTTTCTGGCGTTAAATAGGTGCCGCCGCCTGAACTTTGATCAATAATTCCTGTTACTTGTGATCCAAGAGGTATATTTGCATTAGTTAAGGGCGAACCAATTTCTGGTGATGCGCCATCAAATGGGATAATAGTTGAGTTTGAAAGTACACTTAATTGTGCAAACATTTCGCCGGCGCTGCCATTACTTGTAACAGTAAATTCAGGTTTTCCAATAGTAGCGCCTGTATAAAATCCTGCTTGTCTTAATTGTGTATACGTTGTAGATAACGTAGTCGGATTAACAGTTCCTACTTTTGACTTTGCGTAAAATTCAAAAGTATTTGGTGTAGGAACATTTACAATAACAAAACTGCCTTCTGCTCTTGCTGCGCCGCCTACACTATCTTCTAATGCTTTAATAGTAATAGGTGTACCAGCAGTAAATCCATGGGCACTTACCGTCGTAACTGTAATTAATGATTGTCCGATTCCTTCTGTGCCTGCACTTGCGTCAGACACTACACTTACAACTGATGTATCTGTACCAGGAATTTCGTACACACTAGGGTATCCGCGCATAGTTGCAATTGCTGCCCACTTAGTAGGCTGTAAGCCATATTCAAAGTCAGCGTCAAGCATAGATACTGGTGGAGCAATGCGCATACGTTCAATAGCATCTGTTCCAAAGTCAAACGGTCTAGTAGTTACAACACTCTTTCCGTTCTCAATTTGCTCTACAAAAATTTGTATATCATCTGTGCTGCTGTGAGAACTACTATCGTAATTTAGTTTAACAACAGTTATGCCGTCAGTTGTTTGTAAAAATTTAGGAAAATCAGGGTCAACTGTAACACCGTTTGTAATAATTTCAACAGATCCGCTGGTGCCTAAATTAGTAAAGTTATACATAACTTCACTTCGTGTACTGTTTGTAATCAACAACAATTCATCGATGCTGTACTTGCCTTGGAATTTGACAGTAGATATGCCTGACTGTTCTAAAGTCGGCAGTGAACTAAGTCCGTTAGTTATAACATTAACAGTGATACTTACTAGTAAAGTAATTTTGCTAATTGCAGCAGTTTCAGCTGTTTTAGTTGCGTCTATTGTTTGTGTTACTTCTGTATTTGACGCAGAATACAATACATTAATTAAAATATAATTTGTAATTAACGTACCAATAAATGTGTGAGTTTGTATTTCTGGCTGTCTATCACCGTTAACTTGTGCTACATCTTGATCCCAATAATATTTTACTGTGTTGTAAAGCTTTTCATTGCCGCCGTATCTTAGATCGTTTAAATATGCATCAATTATATACCCAACGTCTCTTTCACATTTTGCTTGATTATATGTATATCCTACAAATCCAGCAGCGCCTGCTGATACTTGATCTGCAATCCACGCTGTAGATTCTTTTTGTATAAATGCCTTATTAGCATTTAGTAAGCTATAAGCATCTGGATATAAATTCCCAGTTGCTCCAATGCCTGGTTTAAATACATAATTTTTTATTTGCGTCTTTGCCATTTTTTATAATCCAAATGCTATCGATAATGCTAATGCTGTACTATCTACATATTGTCTATTTGCGATACTAGAGTCTGTAGTAGGTAAATTTGCAACAGTTGCTGATGTAAATGATGCTGTACTCGGAGTAGTTGTTCCGATTGCTGTGTTATTTATGGTAGTGTCAACCACCGGAACTGTAGATCCTGTAGATTTTACTATTCCTAATGTACTACCGTCTATTTTTATTACAATCTGATTTACTGCTTCTAATTCTAAATTTGTGGAAGAACTAATTTTAGTTATATCAATTCCATCAATATTTAATGTTCCGCCTACATATAAGTCGCCGGCTATACCTACGCCGCCTGCTACTGTAAACGCACCTGTAGTCGAACTAGTTGCAGAAGTTGTTGCATTGACGTCAACTGTACTAAAGACTCCGATTGGGTCAACTATGTTAATGATTCCAAAAATAGTTCTGTTGCTATCACCGTAGTATAATAGATTAGGAGTATTAGGAGCAATAGAAAAGTTTAGAGTGCCTGATGATTTTCCTTGGGCAAGACTGCCAGCGGATCCGTCAGTATGAGACAATCCATCACTATATAAAGTAACTTGATCGTCTTCGTAAATATTAAAATTTAAATTTGGAGTATTTAGAAAAAACGTATAAGCACTAGACCTAGCAAGAGTTATAGAAGGAGTATCGTTTCCTACTTCTTGAATATTGTATGCTGTAGGATCTGTATCTGAATTTTCCGTTATTGTAAAATCAACAATTGCACTGCCGGTTGCAATACTAGTAATAATTGAGTTAGCGGTAATATTACCAAAATTATCAACTAGGAATCCAGGACCTTTGAACCCGTATCTTGATTCGAATGGTGAATTAATTACTGCCATCTTTATTAGTCTCCTACATGTTATTTATCAGATAACAAAGTTAGACCACAAGTGGAGTTTGTGTATAAAAATATTGTGCAGTATATATTACTTTTGTGCCGGCGAAATTAGTAGATGGATCTAAATTTGTATCGTTTATAGGATTTAGTATAACGTCTACATAACTATCATTAACAGTAGCAGTTACTTCTATTATATCATTTCGTGTGTTGTTTCTTGCATATACAACAACACTAGCACGATCTCTTGATGCTGTGATTAATACTTTGATAAGTTCTTTATTATTTGTATCAAAATCTGCACTTATAGTATATTCAACACTAGAAAACTCTCCTACATGCCATCTATCTAAAACAGTGTTAGCATAGACTTGTTTCCAGGGGCCATTATGACTAGTACCTGCATTATTCCTAAATAATAGTGTATTCTTCAAACCGTTCGCTAGATACTTTTTTAAATTCTGCATAATAACCCCTGTTTGTAATATTTATTAGTTTTTTACTGTAATTAACTTATTGTATTCGGGCAAATACAAGTATTCAATATCACAATTAACAAGTGTACGAATAGCATCGTCCAGTGTTTCAACTAACGGCTCGCCGCCTAGATTAAAACTTGTATTAAAGATAATCGGACAACCTGTTGCATCTTTAAACGCTTTGATGATATCATAGTAGTGAGGATTCTGTTCTCTATTAACAGTCTGAATACGGCAAGTTCCGTCAATGTGAATAATAGCAGGAATCTTCTCTTCGATACCAGGCTGACAGTTTACAGCATACATCATGGTAGGTGAACTAGACATACCTCGTAGATCAAACCATTCGTGTACATCTTCTTCAAGAATTGATCCAGCAAATGGACGGAAGTATTCACGATGCTTAACTGAGTTAACAAAGTCTTTACCGTTAGGATCTGTTGGGTCATACATAATACTTCTATTGCCTAACGCTCTGGGCCCGTTTTCTGAACGTCCTTGAAATAGTGTAACAATATTTCTATCGGTCATCAATTTAATGATATTGTCTTTTGTTACATCAGTTATTTCTGCGTTATATTTTTTAACAGTTTCTGCAATTTTCTCTTCGGTATAAGTGTACATCGGACCTAAGTATACATCGTCTGCACGTTTTCTAATAGTAGTATCTCGAGTAACATTATGATAACAAATATACGCTGCGCCCATTGCAGTGCCTGCATCATTACTCACAGGTTCAACATAAATTTCTATACCTTCGTCTTTAAGCACCTTGAGATAATGATAATTAGCAACACAGTTAAGTCCATAGCCGCCACTGATTACAACATTTTTACAGTCACTTAATACTACAGCGTGCTTAATTAAATCTACTACTGCTGATTGAGTTTCTGTTTGTACTGCGTATGCAAGATCTCTTCTATTTTGAAGTAATGTAAGATCTTCACTATTATGGTCATTTAAAAAATTATACATATTAGCATTAATTACTGCTCCATTAGGGTATCTAGGAACAGTTAAATTTCTGTTAGTTGTCGGAACCGACAAATCATTATTATCTATAATACTTGGAAATTTATCATTGGGAGATCCATATGGAAATAATCCCATAGTTTTTCCTGCTTCGATACTGCTCCACCCACAATATTCAGTAACAGCCTCGTAAGACTTAACTAACCCAGCGCGGTCAGTTAACAACACATTAAACATTGCCCCAGGCTCCCAATGGCCGCCGTCAAAGTCTGTCATATATGACCCGACTAACATATTTCGAGTGCCTAATGTTTTATGTAGTGTCTGGATATTATCAGGATAAGAACATTTATATATACTTTCAGTTTCCCACGCAGTTATTTGCTCTCCATCGACCATTAAAGGAAAAAATGTTCCGGCGCCATCTACAATAACTGCAACAGCTTCTTCAAATCCACTTCTATAAAATGCAAGACCTGCGTGCATTTTGTGATGAAACATTGCCATATCTAATACTTGCGGATGAGGATCCGGTGAGTAATGTTCTTTAATTAATCCTAGTTTTCTAGCCAATCCAGAATATACATCTTCACCTGAATAATCTAGCTTTCCGGCAGTGTCTAGTGTAGTAGTGTGTGAAATAGCAAGATAGTCTAATCTATCTGTGTATTCTAATATTTTAAGCATACTAGCAAGGGGGCCGCCATCGTATTTTCGACGAGTTAGTCGCTCTTCTTCTATGCTAAAAACAATTTCGCCGTCTTTCATTAAGCATACACCTGCGTTGTGTCCTCGTGCAATTCCTGCAATCCATAGCGGTGCTTTTTTCATATTAATATCCTCTATATTCTTTGTTAAAATTTTCTATTTCTAGACATTTAAATTATTATTTTTTTGCGTTAGTTTTGCTTAATGCTTTGTTTACAGATTCTACAATTACGTCTTCAATTTTATCATTCATGGCCATCACACCTTCGTTAACTCTGTCTGCATATTCGTCTTGTGTAATTCTTATAGGACTATAAATTCTTGCACCTTCCCCCATATCTAAAATATCAAATGATGGTTCATTAGGATAAGACACATTTTCTTTAAATGTACTGCCAACTACAATAGTTGCAGTTTTATTAAATGCATATGCTAAATGTTGTCCTACACTATCGCAACCTAAAAAATGATCAGAAAGAGTAATTATTGCCGACCAGGTTCTAAGTGAAATTCCTTGTGGAATAGCAACTGGACTAGTCACTCCGTGTTTTTGAAACTCAATTGCAATTTCTCCCATAAAGATTACAGCATAGTCTTTACTTAATTTTTTTACTATATTAACAACATTTTCAGGTTCAAAACTTCTACCGCTAAAATCAGAAATAATTCCGTTATCTTCAAACACACTTCTTCCAAATGGCTGAAAAACTATAACTTTATTTTTTTTTGTTTTTTCTTTAACATCGATAATAACTTGCTGAGCCTGTATTAGCTCCTGTTTGCTTAATTTTATAGTTGGTTTAGGAAGTGGTCTAACACCTTTGTTATTAATCGCAATATCGTAAGCTTCGGTTAAACTTGCTTTTTGATTATAATATTCCCAGACTCTATATGGTTCTGGACTTTCTAATTGCATATCTTTTAGCTTATCTTCAAAAAGATTTTTATGCCAGACATCATATGCTTTTGCGTGCAATAGTGGATGACCTTTGTAGAAGTCAGTGCCGCCTTCGCACACAATTATAAAATTGTTTTCAGGATTTTCTTCTGCAAATTTCTCTAGTGCAGGTATTGAACAAACAACGCGGCCTGCGCCGCCATTAATAAAAAATGCTTTATTTTTAGACATATTAATTATGATCCTATCAAGGTGTAATACTACTTGATATTTATTGGACCATAATTAATATAGAGTTAAAAGTGAATAATATTAACCCAGTGGTGGTTCTTGCGGAGTTATCTTCCACGGATCAACAGTTTTTACTTTGGTTAATGTAAATTCTGCTCCGGTGCCGGCAGCACTATTAGTAGTATGATATACGTCAGTATAAGTTCCAGCAGCTGGGTGATAAGAATATGCATGTACAGTACTCTGTCTCGAAACTGTTAATATTGCTCCAGTATCTGCATCTACTGTTTCTACCTTTAAAATAATATCATTTGCGGATGTACCATTTTTATAACACGGATCATTTATAAGAATTCTATCTCCGATTACAAAATTGGTACCACCTTGGGTAACAATAGCGTTCCATGCTGCTCCGAATGTAACTGGAAAATCTCTAAGATACTGCTTATATGCTACTACAGTATTATATAACTCTGCTGGAAGGTCTTCCGACAGTTTATGATCGTATGCAGCTAAAGAGATATTTCTTGTGTGGATCCTGTCTTGCCAAGTGACGTAAGGCTGTTTCCAAGGAAACGGCTTTTGAAAAGTTTGAGACTGTTTATTATATACAATTCCAGTTACTTCGTATGTGTGGTCAGGCATTGCAGGATCATCTCTAACATACGGAGTTTCGCATCCAGGAATATCTTCAGAAATATTAGGATATAAATCCTCATTAATTCCTTTGTCAATTAATGAACAAATTAATGGATTTGTATTACAATCTACTTCTATTGCGTACATTTCATCATTGGTATCATTAAATGTTTCGTACTGCTGTTCATCAATAATACTTCCGGTAAGTTTATTTGTAGACGAATCTATTATCAAATACTGTTTTGCAGGACCTTGATATGTTACAGTGCCTGTTTTTTTTAATTCAGCAGTCTGATAATATTGATCATCAGCTATATTATATGTAAATTCTTTACTTATATTTTGCATAATTTTTACCTTGTATTAATAATAGACTACGTACACTAAGCCGCCGCCACCTGGGCCGCCGCAGCAACACGTGCCGCCGTGGTTCTGCGCACTGTGTCCGCCGCCACCTGGAAAGTTACCGAATGCAATACTACCGCCTGAGGCAAAACATCCGCTACCGCCCATTTTCATGCCGCCGCCAGTCATCGGAGCATTTGCTGCTAATTGGTATCCTACATTGAAACAATATTGTGTCGGGGCAGCCGTCCCTTGTGTTCCACCTATACCAAAATCTATATTTGTAGATCGGCCACCGCAACAGAAACACTGTGAACAACATCCGTAACAGCCTTGGAAATAATTACATCTTGTTTCAATACTGGGTAACTGACCGCCACATACTTTAGATTCCCAAGTTGATTGCCCGCCACCGCCTGTTGAACAGACAAAACTGCAACATCCACACTGGCCACCACTGGCAGCAATACAACAGCCTGAGCTTGCTGCACATATTCTTATCTGTTGTCCTGCTGATACGGTACAGCCTTTTACAGCATATCCGCCGCTGCCTGCGCCGCCGCCTTGCATACAGCAACATCCGCCGCCGCCGCTACCGCCGCCGCTCCAGATTTCAAATACTGCATAGGTTACACCAGCAGGTACTGTCCATAGACAGCAACTGCCGTTGTTCGAAACGCTATCAATACTGGTATTCCACACACTAAAATCTTTTGGTGCTGCGCCAGTTGGAGATTCGTAACCAGGTAATAAGTCTCTTAAATTTGGCATTATGTTTCTGCTCCATAGTATATATTAACAAGGCCGCCGGCACCTGGTCCGCCCCAACACTGCACGCCGCCGTGAACAACAGCACTGCCGCCGCCGCCACCTGGCCAATGTGCTTCACCGTTCATAGTAACGCCGCTGCCGGCCGTACACCACGTTGTCGATCCTCTCAGGCCTCCCGGAGTAAACGGAGCACTTGCTGCATAACTCCAGGCGCCGTCGTAACAAGATGGGTGACTTTTAACCGAACCTGTTGTTCCGCATATTCCGAAATTTCCAACAAACGATCCGCAATTACGATTGGGACAATTCATACAACCGTTGCCGACCGTGCACTGAGTAACACCAGGTGCGCCGCCTGAAGCACAGATCTCGTTGCTGCTGTTGGATACTCTAACAATGTAGCTAGCAAAACCAGTCTGGCCACAGCATTGTGTGCAACATCCGGTTGAACCGGCTGCACAAATTCTAAATTGTTCTCCTGGAGTTGCTGTTACAAATTTCCTCGAATAAGATCCAGCGCCGCCTCCGACTCCTTGTTGGCAACAGCATCCTCCTGCGCCCGCGCCTCCGCCGCCCCACATTTCTACGCCTAGCCATTTCACTCCAGTGGGCACTGTCCACAAACAACACTGTCCTCCGTTAAGTGCATTGACTTTACCAGTATTAAAAACAGTTAGTGTATCGAAATTAATGGGGACGTCACCGCCGGTAATAATTTCTAAAAGATCTCTTAATCCTGCCATGGTTTACTCCGGTGATTGTGGATAATTTACTTTCCACGCTTCTGTCTCGTTTTCTGTTCCGTACCCAAATGTAGTAGGTAAATCTCGTAGTGCTTGTCTATAAGCAATCCACGGTTGTTTGACACTGTCAGGCATATCTGGTGATATCTTGCCGTCGCTTGCTGTTAATATATTATTTCTAAATGCTATTACATTATCCCAGGTTAGCGGAGCAGCAATGAATTCTCCCAGGTCCCAAGTGTTTGTAGATACATCATAAGTTAAATTTTCTCTATGATATGTTTGGCTCAGAGTTGCTGTAGAATTAACAGTAAATACTGTACCATCAGGCAATATTTCGTCTACAGTAGATACATCATTGTATGTTACACAATCTTCTTTTAGCATTGCTATAATTGTTGGATTATCATCTGCTGTAACTTCTACTTTAATTGTTCCAGATGGAGTTGGAACATCAGCGCCATCTTCATGTGTGGTCAATGGTGCAAACGCTAACTGTAATATGTTAGTAACACTGTCTACGAATACCCAAACTCTATCTGGTCCAGTATAAGTTCCTGTTGCTGACCTACTTTGAGTTGACGTACTAGCATATATACTGTCAGCAATATCGTATGTAAAGCTTGTTGTTTGTGTTGTGATTGGTGTTGGCATATTTTATTCCTTTATGAGTAACTAACTTTAACTAGGCCGCCTGCGCCGTGCTGTCCAGTACAGTAGCCGCCACTGCAGGCTGTTCCTGGTGTACCAGCGCCTCCCGGAAAACTAGGACAGCTAGACATTCTATTGGCGCCACCTTGAGCAGGAGCGCTAGCACACCAGTCTGAAGTTTTTCTGTCGCTGCCCCATCCGCCTGCTACAAACATATAATTATGATTAGCGCAATACTGGCTTTGTATAGCTGTAGTTCCAGTTCCTGCTATCACAACGTCACCTAGTCCGCAACTAGAATATAATGCATGACAACAGATATAACCGGTGTTCATGCTGCCTCGTGTAAAATCACTACAGCCTCCATTGCCGCCTGGGGCGCAGCCTATTGTAGATCCTGCTGATATTACATATGACGGAAATGCTTGAACCCCTGTTCCACAACAACAACCTTCACATCCTGAGCCAGCGCCGCAAATTGTAAATTGTTGGCCTGCGGTTGTATCTACAGTTATTGTTGCGTAAGATCCGTTAGTTGGCATTGTTCCGGCCCTTTCGCAACATCTTGCTCCTTGGCCGTCGGCACCAGCGCCCCACATTTCAAAAGTAGCCTTCTTTGTTCCAGCAGGCACAGTCCACAATAGACAACAGCCACCGTTTTGTGAGTTTGCAGCCGTGTTTTGAACATAAAATATTCTGTTAGGGACACTAACTTCCGCTGCGCTGAGATCTGACATAAGTGTGCGTAAACTTGGCATATTAGCTTCCTGAAATTACCCATCCATAAGTTGCACCACTGTACACTAGTACAGGCGCTGCATTGCTGATGTCTATTGTTAAATTGCTTGCATCGCCTTGGATGTTCGCGCCGTTCCTAGCTACAGTAATTGCACTTGTTCCTGCATTACCGCCTACGTCAACTATCTGTACTGTGTCTCCTACAAGAGCACTAGTATTGATTGGTAGCGTAATAGTGATTCCGCCCGCAGTACATAGTACTCTGTCATTTACAACAGCTTGATAACTAACAGCAGTTGTAATGGTAGCAGTTGCATAGCTTAATGTTGTTGTGATGTATCTTCCCATAACAGTCTGTTCCTTTGTTACTAGTATTTATGCTGTTGTCTCAATTCCGAACGCTACAACACTTATGTTTGCTTGCGATGAACGAACAACTATTTTCTGATCTGCACCTAGTACTATACCTGTGCGCTCTAATATATTTTTTGGCAATAATTCAGTTTCAAACTCAATATATTCACCAAGTGTGGGTGTGTCAAGATCTGCTATAGCAAGATTTATCACTGTGGGCTGAGTGCCCCTGTTTACAATATTTACACTTGCCACGGTATATGTTGCCGCGGGCGTACTGTAAACTGTTGTATTTGTGCCTGCTGCAAGATCTGATCCTGCTAGTCTACCTGTGGCCATTTTATATGTTCTCCATTATTGTTGTAAAAAGTAATTTAATGCTACTGGTGAACCACTAATTCCACCTGTATAATTCACTTTCTGTAATATATTTATCTGATCACCTGTTGTTGTTGTTATTTCCTGTCCGCTAATTAATATTGAACCAGCTGTAATACTGTTAACATTAAGTTCGCCAGCACCACCGCCTATTTGACTAGCAATATAAGTTTTAATAGCCTTTTGTGTTGGAACAATATTGTCACTGTTAGCAGTAAATGTTCCGTCTACACTAAATTCAGTAATAGTTGCTCCTGTACCACCTAATTCAACTGCACCTAGTGACAGTTCGTTTAGACCACTAATATTAAATGCATCAGCATTTAGTGTAGCAACACCAGTAGATTGTTCAACGTTAAACAATCCACCAACTCTAAAGTTACCGTCTTGGTCGGTGGTTGTGTAGAATATACGGCCGCCGCCGCCGACTACTGTTTCTTTTGTTGCATCTACTGGATTAACAGGAATTCCTGGATAATTAGTATCAGCAAAGTTACCTGTGCCAATATCCAAGAAATCATGTCCTGTTAGACGTACTTGTGAATATCTAATGCGCAATTCAATAGTGCTATTATGCTCAACTGCATCTGTAATACTAATTTCTGGACTTATTTGTAATTGCGCCGAATATGGTCCAGCGCCTACTAGGTCTCGTGTATTTACTAATTTAAAGTATTGTCCAGGAATTTCATCAAATTCAATATTTGATCCTACTTTTGGTATGCTACTTAAATTACTTACCCTAACTAATGTTCCGGGCTGATACAAATCAGCAAAACCGTCTCCAGTTAGTTCTGCACTAGCTGTAACAAATCCTGTTCCTCGAGTAGTCCAAGTCGGCTGTGCCAATACACCGTCGCCTATTCTAACCTCATGCGGAACATCAACAGTATTATTAGGATCTACTAACGTCATTGTAGGGGCACTATTATATCCAGTGCCCGGATCGTATATTGTAATTAATAGAATTTGTCCATCAGTAACCTGCGCTCTTCCTTTAGCAGTGTCAGCATACAATCCTGATACAGGAGCAGTAAATATTACTCTAGGCTCAATACTATAATTTGTAGTGTCGTTTAGTGTAGCTTCAATTGCTGTTCCGGGAACAATGTGATCCCATCCTGCACTATCATCGCTAAACTTTTTAACTGTCGCAATTTTAGTGCCATTATTGTAAGTGTCAATATATGCATACTGACCTGCGCCGCGACCAGTAACTATATAGATAGCCATTCCTACATATTGGCTACTTAATCGCTGATCTGTATTTGACAGAGTAATTTGTGTAGTTGTGCCGCCTTGAGCAACATTTTCAGAACTGATATATCCTGTGCCGCCTTTGTTATCTGCAGGGTTAGTTAATCTAACTTCGTATACGCCGCCGTTAACTACATTAGTTGAAGCAATAGCTGCGCCGAACCCTTCACCGGTAACTGTCCACTGTGTAGCGTCGCCAATAGTAGCAATATCAAATGTTAAATCGGCTGCGCCGCCGCTGCCTAGTAAACTATCTGCAATTGTAATAGTATCAGCTACTAGATGTCCACTGCCGCCCTTGTTAATAATCACAGTTGTAGATCCAGATTCGTCAACAATGATATCAAATTCTTGTCCGATGCCGCTGCCTGTTGAAGAGCCAACTATGCCGTAATATGTTCCCTGTGTTCTGTTACTATCAGTCGCACTTTGATTTTCAATAGTAAGTAGCGCATCAGTTGCCGCAGTGTAGTTTACTCCAGCATTAGTATATTCAAACGTTAAAATTTCATTACCGTCTGTAAACACTCGATTAACAATTGCATCAAAGAATTGGTTGTTCACTGTTCCTGTAATCGGTATTTCTGTTACGTCAACTCCTTCTGCAACTGTACCAAACGTACCATATGATGAGTTACCATTAGTAGCACGTATCTTGCCGCCGTTCTCTGATAGATAACCAATATGTCCATAGTATGAGAATACACTTACAAGTTCAGCTCTGCCTAAGTTAGTTACCCAAAATCCAATTCCGTCACTAACTAGCTGTGTAAAATCGTTTGCAACAATTGAGTCATTGCCGCCGTCGTGCAGGTCGCCATCAACCTTACATCCAACACAGCCTGTGCCAAATGTAGTTACATTTTGTACATATGGAGATTTATTAATAATCCATGCTGCAATGTGTGCTGGTCCCCAGCCTGGGTCAAGACTTACAAATGCGCCAGCACTTGGACGCTTTGTTCCGTATATATTATCAATTCCTAGTGTTCCTGTTAATCCTGCAACAGTACAGTTTCTCAATCCTGTGCCGTTGCGCACATAGAACATATCTTCTTGTAAAGAACCTCCTACTGCATTTACATAATAACGGCCTGCTAGTAGTGATTTATAATTACCAGTGTAAATTAAGTCATGCTTGATTGCATCAATATAAGCATTAACATCTCTAGAAGATGCTGCTTCATTGTAATTATATGCAGGGTAAGTGTCGGCAATATAAGCTGCAACTTCTGCTACTAAGAATGCTCTGTTTGCTTCAATTGCCTCAACTGCATATGTATAGTCAGTTGTAGTATTAGGAGTGTTTGTTCCGTATGTTACAGGAACTGTTGAGTCTCCGCTTGCTCCGTTAACACCCCAGTCGATGTAATCGTATATTTGTTGTACTAGTTCAGTCGCAAATGTTCCTGCGCCTACACTGCCTGCCGGAGCAGTTGTAACTTGACTTAGAGCATTTCCTGTTGTTTTAGTAACACTACCATTAGTAACAATGTTGCTCATAATAGTTTGCAATCTTGATAGTGCATCTAAACTATACGGAGTATCTGCACTGTCAACTATTACACCAGCTGGTGTAATACGTGTTGAACGTAATTCGTCGCCTACTACTGCGGTGTTTTCAGGAACAACGATTGGCAATACTTCTGCAAACTCACCTGTTTTAACAAAGATAGTGCTTTGTGGCTTTCTTTCTACTGGAATACTTGTGGTATTGCCTGCTGTAATTGCCGCAGTAATTATATCTGTTAATGTTTCTAACGTCGATTGGGCATCTGCTTCTTCTACAAATACAACATTGGTATATTGATTTAAGCTTCCGCGGACTGTTGCAGGCGCAAGATTAGATAATATTGCGTCTGCAAGTATTTTAATATAATTTAATCCGTCTGCTGTTTCGGTTTGATTACCAGCTGTATATGTATCGCCTGCTAAATTAAAGTAGGTTAGTGTCTGTAAGCGAGAACGCTCGTTGCCGCCATGTGATAAATCCCACACAATTGCATCTACAACAGCACCTGCATCTTCTCTAAATGCAGTTTTATCATATACTCCTACAAGTGCAGGATATGTTGCATCAATGTACTCAACAACTTCGTCTTGTATGAAACTTCTATTTCTTTCTAAAAGATTCTTAGCATTATAACGTATTGCGCCGGCCAGCACCTGTTCTGCTGCGTAACGTATAGTTTTAAATGGACGATCTAGTGTCACACCATAACTAGGTGCAGGATTATCAACGCCGGTTGCGCCTTCAACATAAAATACATTATTAATAGCACCGAAACTAGTCCATTCTGGAGCATTACCGGCATTGTTAACTTTAAGAACTTGTCCAGGTTGACCAATTGGTAATCTAGTTGGTCCAGCGCCACCGTAGTAAACAATGTCTCCTTCGGTTGTCAAGTTACCTGATTCTGCACCAGCAACTAACAAGTTCCATTCGCTACCGTCTACGTCTTGATCTGGTCTATTTTGATCTATAGTTTCATCCGAAGTATGTGCAAGTATACAAATATACGAGTTTACGCCGTATTGTACAGAGTCGCCAGCATCGTAAAATGTAGCATCTGTCCATGTGCCTTTCCATTCAATGCCTTCGTTAAGTAACTGCCAGTAAGTTATATTAGGTGGGCGGAATCCTTCATGCTTCTCAATACACAAATATGTATAGCCGCCCAAACGAATTACATCACCTTCAATATATTCTCTATTTGAACTGTCATCTTCGTAGTCGCCTAGAAATCTAAATCCTGTAGTAAATAAATCCCAACTGTCCGGATTATCGCTTGGTTTTAGAGCAGTATTATTTGTTATAGATACATAACTATAGCCGCCATATGTTACAAAGTCGCCTGGTTGATATAAGGTGCTTGCATTCCAACTATCTTCAAATTCCAATCCTTCGACAAACTGTGCCCAGTTAGATTCATCTGCTGCAAGGCTTGTTGTACTTGTATGATAAGTTGTACAAATCCAAACGCCGCCACCATACTTAACAACATCATTAATTTTATATCTAGTTTCTACTGCCCAGTTAGATTTATATTCAATACCTTTGTGTAAGTAATCCCATTTACTTTGATCTGCTTCTAAACCTAGTGTTGCTGTTACTGCACTTGTATGTCCTACATTGGCAATATATAGTGTGCCGCCGAATCGTACAATGTCATTTTTTCTATACCTAGTGTTTGTTGTCCAAACGTCTGTCCAATAAACCCCTTCTGAGAAAATATTCCATTTAACATTTGTAGTTGCAATTAAAATTATTGGATCAACTGCGCCGCCGCCGCCGAGGTCTGCGTCAGCAATAGTAAATGTATCACCATTCGAGTATCCAGTACCTGCGCTAGCAATTGTTGCAGTTATTTCGCCAGTGGCGTCAACTACAACATTTACAGTTAATCCTGTGCCAGTACCGCCCACTGTTGCAACACTGCTGTATGTACCCTGTGTACGATTGCTGTCTACTACAGTTTGTGTTGTATCAAGGCTTAATGCCGCTCCAGTTATTTCTAATTCTAATCCGTCTGCTAAAGTTGTAGCGCTAACATGTTCTTGTGTACAAATGTAAACTGTGCCGTTATATTTTGCAATATCATTAATTTTGTAACGTGTATTAATCAACCAGTCGGCTTTATAATCGAACCCTTCTGCAAATAAATCCCATTTAGATTGGTCGTTTTCAAGTCCAAGTAAGTTATCAGGTGTACTAGTGTGTGCTTCGTTTGCAATATATAAATAGCCGCCATACTTTACAATATCGTTTACTTTATAATAAGTCTCAGCAGTCCAGTCGCTTTTCCATTCAACACCGTCAGAAATCTTATTCCAATAAACATCTTGTGTATCTGTAAAAAAAGTCGGAGCAGCATGGCCTGAGATACAAACATATGTGTTTCCGCCATTGCGAACAATATCGTCTTTGTAGTAGACTGTAGAAGACGACCAATCGCCTTTCCATATAAATCTAATTCTACCTAATTTAAACTCTGCCATTTAAAAACTCCGCGTTATGTAATATATTTATCATATTATATTCCAAATAATTGTAGCGCCAAATAGTCGCCATCAATTCCTTTGGTGTGATTTACTAGTACAGGAATATTTATTTGTAATCCTGATGTTGTTGTAATAGTTGACCCTGATATTCTAACTTGTCCAGCAATTAATGTATTTGTTGTTGCATCAGCGCCACCGCTACTGATTCTACTTTCTAAGTATTTTATAATAGCTGCTTGCGTAGGAACAATGTTATTTGAATTAGCAACAAAAACACCATCTTTACTAAATTCTCTAACAACAACTGCACTGCCACCAACTTGAATTCCGCCTAAACTTAATTCTGACAGACCATCTAATTCAAACAAATCAGCGTTAATTGTAACTGTACCAGTTGCTTGTTCAACCGCAAATAGTTCACCAACTCTAAAGTTACCGTCTTGGTCTGTGCTTGTATAGAACACACGACCGCCTCCAGCGTCAACTGTTTCATTAAACGGTTGCCTTGCATTTTCAGCATCTTCGCCTTCAAGATATAACTGCGGATATCTTGTACTGTTAGTATTACCAGTACCGATATCTAAGAAATCGTGTCCTGTTAGACGTACTTGACTATATTGTTCACGAATAATTATAGTTTCTTCGTGATCAGGTGAATTTTGATTAGTTATTGTTGGTGAAATTTGCACAACTAGATTAAAATTTGGGGCTGATCCTGACTGCGAAACTACCTTTGTTAATCTGTATGTAACATCGTCAATTCCGTTAATAACAACGTTGGCTCCGGGTCCTGGAACCAAGGAAACATTCTTAAGATTTAATATTTTTCCAGTTTGATATATATCAGCAAATCCATTTCCTGATATAGTTGTTGTTGCTGTAATATATCCTTGGCCTCTATTATTAAAAACAGGTTGTGGCAATACGCCGTCTGCTATTCTTGTTTCATAACTGACTCCTACAGTTGCTTCTGGATCGTATATTGTTACTATCGGGTCAGTTGAATAATTACTTCCTACATTATAAACAATAAATCCTTGTATTCTGCTTGAACTTACAGTAACTCTAGCAAATGCCGTAGCGCCGAGTTCTACTGTATTCCACGTTGCTCCATTAGCTACTGCAATCCAGTTTTTAGTTAGAGGCATATATTCTAAATTGCCCCAGACTCTAATATCGTCTAATGCATAAGTTGTACTATCTGCGTTAAATGTTTTCCATACTTTGCCGTCTTGTGATTTTGCAAGTTTGTTTGAATTGCCTGTAGCAACAAATACTCCAGCGCCATATGACAAAGTATTAAATGTATCAACATCTTCTATGACGTTTTCATACCACGTAATACCATCATGACTGTATGCTACTAAATTACTTGCGCCTATTGCAACAAACTTTCCGTCGCCGTAAACTACTGATGTCCAAGTACTTGCAGTTAGTGCTGATACTGTAGTAGTCCAATTTGCTCCGTTGTCTGTTGAGTACGCAACATTACCAGTGTCATTAACAATAATAAATTTACCTGTACCATAAGCAGGCAATCCTGCAATACCAGTTGCGCTAGAATATGAACTTCCATGATTTGATGAATAACTTACGTCACCGTTATCCATTACTAGAACAACATTTCCTGCTCCGTCTGAAGCAACACCAGTATAGTTATTTGCCGAAGCACTAGACTCTACAAAATTGTTTAATGCTCCTGACTGTGATGTGTAATAATATGTGCTATCACCAGTAATTATAAATTCTTGTCCTGTATATACTGCACCAGTTGCTGATGTAGCGGCTCTAAGTGAAGAAGAATTGTTAATCCAGTTTGCGCCTGCATCGTTACTGTATGCATGTGATTCTCCTAAATTAGACGGAACAACTAATATTTTTTGTGCCTTGTCTGAAGCAGTAAATTTATAAGTATTTGCATCTAATCCGGTATTGATAATTGATGTATTAAATATCGGATCTGCAACTATAACAGCTGGCTCAATTCTATATCTAGTAGTTCCGTCTAGTGTTGATTCAATAGGGTAACCTGGATAGATATGGTCCCACCCTACTGCACCGTCAGATTCTCTACTAATAATTGCAATTTTTGAAATGTCATTATATTCAGTGATATATCCGTATTGACCAACTCCTTTGCCGCTATCAATAAACACCCTCATACCTATATATTTTTCACTAGTTCCTGTGCCGTCCGTTGCTGACAATGTTATAGTGTCTGTAGTACCTGATTGTGCATTATTCAAAAGAAACTGGTAATTTAATCCACCTGGTGTGCTCGAGTCAGATGGATCTATTAATCTAATCTGACTAACTGCACTGTTTCTAAATTCGTTGTATACTGCATCTGCATTAACACCCGGTCCATTAATGCTAATAGTTGCACTAGTATATGATTGGCCGGCATGACTGTAACCAACTCCTACTATTTGATTACCATTTGTGTGAACTACTGCCGACTGTGCTTCTAATGTACGATTATCTAGTTGTGCCGATATTGGAATCTCAGTTGAACTTACTCCTTCTGCAACTGACCCATAGGTTCCGTAAGAATTGTTACCATTGGTAGCACGCAAGATTCCGCCGTTTTCTGCAAGGTATCCGATATGACAAAAATACGTAAATACCGATACTAGTTCAGATCGGCCATTATTCAATGCCCAATATCCAATACCGTCACTTAGTACTTGTGTAAAATCGTTTGCTACAATTGATCTGTTTCCACCATTATGTAGTGATCCGTCAATCTTCATTCCGATACATCCTGTACCAAATGTTGTTACATTTTGTACATAACACGATTTATTAGTAATCCATACACTTTCGTCAGTAGGTCCTGTACCTGGATCAAGACTTACAAATGCTCCAGCCGTTGGGCGTCTTGTTAAGTATTGGTTTGGCGCTTGTAATGTCCCGAATAATCCTTGCAAGGTCATATTTCTAATGCCGCTACCGTTGTTTACGTAGAACATATTCTTAGTTTCTTCTCCCGAAGCAGGAGTAATAACTGTACTTCTAAGTTCGTCGCCAACCAGCGCACAATTTCTTGGAACTCTAATAGGCAACTGTTCTTCGTATATTCCTGTTTTAATAAACAGGGTAGTATTTACAGTATCGGTACTGACATTAGCTGCAATATATTCACAGGCATATTTTACTGTACGGAATGGTGCGTTAACTGTTAATCCAGCGCCGCTGACATCTGTGCCAGATGTACTGACATAGAATGCATTTGCTACTGTTTCAAAATTTTGCCAAGTAATCTGTCCAGCAATAGACTTTAATAAGTTACCAGGGTCGCCTATAGCAAATCTTATAGTTTCAACATCATCACGTGTTCTTAAATCACCAAGTGTTGTTAAAACATTACTCGCAGTACCTTGTAGCAATACGTCCCAGTAATTTTGGTCAGATTGCAATACATCTAAATCAGGACGACTATCACTAGCTGTTGATAAATGTCTGTCTATGCATATATATGCAGTGCCTGCATAAGTTACAACATCACCCAGACTATATTCAATATTATCTTCCCAACTATTTTTCCATTTGCGACCAGTAACTAACACTTGCCAGATTAACGTGTTAGAATCTGGTTTTGTATTTGTATTATCACTAATTGCTATATAAAGATAACCTTGATCTCTAATGACATTACCAGTTAGGTAATTTGTTTCAGAGTTCCAATCGCCTAGATGTTGATATCCTGCAACTAATAATTCCCAGTCGCCAGTATCTTGTACCAATCCATTAACACTGGGAACACTATTAGTATTGTTAGTCAGTGCAGTGTAACCATAACCACCATATACTACAATATCACCCTTATTATATTCGACATCTGAAGTCCATATTCTTTCGTACTCAAGTCCTGGTACATAGATATTCCAATTAGATTCATCAACTCTTAGACTATTAGTAGATGTATGTCCTTGAATAGCTCTCCATAGAGAGCCTCCATATTTAACAACGTCATATTTTTTATAACGAGTTTCGATAGTCCAGTCGCCTTTGTATTCAATACCTTCTAAAAATATTTCCCATCTGTCTTGATTAAATTCTAAACCTAGTTCAAGAGATGCGGCGCTTACGTGACCTGTTACACATCGATAAGTGATTGCGCCATATTTTACAATATCATCTACTGTGTATCTAGTACTAACAGTCCAATCAGCTCTCCAGTTATCTGAACGAGTAACAATAGCCCAGCTATCTTGATTAAATTCTAGTCCTAGAAAAAACGAGTTGGCTGCTACGTGTTTTTCTACACAGATATAAGTTATACCGTTATAAATTACTACATCACCTAAATTATAATACTGTGTTATAGCAGGAGTATCTTCGTCAACAGCATCTACAGAAGGAGTCCAAGTGTTTAGCCAATTATACGTAGTAGCAACAATTGTCCATTTTTCGATATCGTCTATAGGTCCTTGTGAAACTATTGACGTAGACTGATGTTCTGTTATACATTGATACAAATATCCATTGTATTTTATAATGTCGCCTCGATTATATTGTGTGATTGAAGTCCAATCTGCTCGCCATTGATTGCCGTCAAACATTAATTCCCAACGAGTATTAGGTGCAGCAAGATTTAAATCAGGATATATTGTTGAGCTACTAGATGAGTGCCCAATTAAACATACATATGTTTTTCCTTGATAACGAACAATATCATCCTTAACATAATTAGTTGATAATATCCAGTCGCCTTTCCATCTAAATCTAATTCTGTCTAAATTAAAATCTGCCATTGTATTCTCTCTTATAATCCGTTAGATGATGAATTTTCATCATATGTATAATTTTGATTTATTCTTGCTACTAGTTCGCCTTCATCGTTAACATAGTATTGTATATTTCTGTTGTCCCAACGAAACTGCTCGTAGTTTAAGTTTTCGTAAACTAGATTGTGATTTACATCTCTTCCTTCGTAAAAATCTTGTCCTTCTTCAAAATTAGGATAATTTTCAATAGGATCTCCTGGATTATTGATAGTAATCGAATCAGTGGTCTTTAATTGATCGGCCTTGCTAAGAAATAATTCACCTTGGTCTGTTCTACGCAGTCCGTAAAAGAATCTTTCTTGAACTGCGTTTTGTATATGATCTGGTGTAAAACCTACATAATTTCCTGACATCTTTCTTCCTTATACAATATCTACATAACTTATTACTGCATCTAACGATTCGTCTTGATCGCAGACAAAATAGAGTTGATTTTCTGGAGCAAGTATTAATTTTTCACCTGCGCTTAGTGCTCTTAGACTTGAATTAGGTGGAACCATTACGTCTTTTAGATAATATCCTTCAACACTAGTATCGTCGTGAACTAAAACGCTTGCATATATTATAAAGTCAGTTAGATTAGCAAGACTTAGTCCTACGATTGTACTTCTTGTATTAGCATCTGTTTCTAATGCTAATATTGGTACTTGACCTACTTCTTTTACAACTTTATTTTTAAACTGTGTTGCCATTTGTTTATCCTAATGTTAATACGTATTCTATTGCTAGGCTTTCAGCAGCGGCAAAAGTAATTGAACCTGTAGCACCTGCAACAGACACCCAACTAGTACCGTCCCATATTTCTAAATAACCTTGCTCAGTGTTGAATCGAGTCATACCTACTTCTCTATAAGCGGCGGCTGGTCTTTGAACACTGGTACCTACAGGAACAACAAATCCGTTCGACCCTGCTATTTTAAAGTAGCCGGCGCCTTCTTGCTGAAAGAAAAGAATACCATCTACGGTTCTATTAGTAATAGTGCTGTCTTTAATAGCTATTTCGTCTATAACCACTGCTCCGCTGCCATTGGCACTTAAAATTAAATCAGTATTTGTTGTTTCAGTTCTTATTGCGTTACCGTCAATACTGATATCATCGACTTCAATTCTCAGTGTTTCTAATTTGTTAGCATCTATACTTAGTTTTTCTTCACCTTGAATATAGAATCTAATAACACCATCGTTGGCACCCGGAGTTAATTCAGCAGTAATATAAGTGTCAAGATCTAAATCGTAAACACCGTTAAGCGCTGCCCAATTTCCGTCATAGCCTTCAAATAGATTTGTATCAGTATTGTAGCGGATCATTCCCAGCTCGGGAGAACCTGGACGCTGTGCTGTAGTACCGTTCGGAAGGTTCAGCGCACCTGTTGCGTTTATTCTAATAGTGCCGCTATCCGCATCAAGTATAATATCGCCGCTGACGCTGGATACTGTGTTGTCACTTAGTCTAAGATTGCCAGTGTCTATAAATTCACCAGTGATATTAGTTGTACTACTATTGGTTGTAATGCTGATACCTGTGCTGGTTTCGATGTTTAGGTCTGAACTGGTAAATGTTACTTCGCCAGTTTCTTGATTTACATAGAACAGATCGCCTACTCTAAAGTCACCTTTATGGTCTACTGAGCTGTATCTAATTTTAGCACGATTAAGTTCTACAACTTCGTTAGATTGTATAACTGTTGTAGCATCATTGTCATCAGCCTTGCCATTACCTATGTAGGCAAAGTTTTGACTTATGAGGTACATCAGTACGCCAGCGCCGTCGCCGTAGGCACCAATGTTACCGTAAACACTGGCGCTGGCTATGCTTCTTATTTCGCCGCCGAAGTCTGTAAAGTTGGCTAGTGTAATAAAGTTAGCAGTAGCACCACCGCTGAATCTTATGTCCTGTGCTTGCTGTGTATCATCAACAAATGTACTAGAACTATCTTCTATATTATTAAAATGTAGAAGAAGAACTGTGTCAGCATCACTCACAAATTCGCTAAGTGGAACAATAAGTGTAGCACCTGAATATCTAGCAATGCCTTTTGAAATTCTTAATTCGTCTATATTACCTTCAAAGAAAAATGATAAGCCATTGTACTGCGCACCAATAACAAGAGGTTTTGCTACACCGTAATCTGTATTGTCTGTCCAAGTTCCTCTTGAAATTCCATTTAAATACAAAGTACCTGTTGTACCTTGTCTAACATATGCAATATGATTCCAAGCATTTAAATTTAAAGCAACAGTACTTTGTATTTGTATTGATCCAGTGACATATAAATATGGCTGATTTGATCCGTTTAAATATACAGCCACAGCATCATCAACAGCAGTGCCTGCTCTAAAATCAAATAAACTTCTAAGGCCTGTACTTGTTGTAGGATAAATCCAGCCTTCTACAGTAAAATCTTCAGTGCCAAATCCAAAGTCATTGTTTGAAGCAACTCCGATATAATCTTCTACACCATCAAGCTGTAAACTGCTGGTTCCAAACTTTTTTAATGCTGTATCAGTAACTGGGTTGTTGTATCTTACTATGGTCTTGCCGCCACGTTCGACAAAAGTTTCGAATCCTGATTGCTTACCGTTTACAAAAAACTTGCCGTCTGCGTCTACACTGCTGATTGTGCCTGTTGCTAGAACAGTAACACCATCTGTGTCGTAATAAGTAACAGTTTCGCCAGCTGAGTATGATCCAGTTACACCGTCTACTCTCAGTGCTGACTTACCTGTGCCTTTAAGACCAGTTGCGCCGTCCAGTGCTGTTAGTCCACGGTTTGCAAAATATGTAAAACAGTTTAACCATTCTACTCTTGTACCGTTGGTAATTACAAGTGCGTCAACGCCAGGAGTAATAAATGTCACACTGTGGAAAAGGCAAGCTGCTTCTCTTGAACCTGCTGTTGCTACGCTGCCATCAAGAAACGCACCCTTGCCTGCGTCGCCTTGATCAAATCCTCTAGGATCTGTACCGCTGGTAACTGAGCCGGCTGTGATCACACTGATATTTTTTAGATAAGGTGAGCGACTAGTTACAGTAAAGCCCGGAGCAAATTTAAATGTATAACCGTTGAAGAAATCTTTTACGGTGATGTCTTCGATAGTAGTTTCGCCGTTGAGTAAAAACGCATCGTTATTTTGTGTAGCCACTGTAGGTTTGATTGTCACACTTCTTATGCTGTGACCTTTGATAGTCACACCCACAGGAACAGTCATTGGGAATATTTCTAAGTAAGTTCCCGGATAGATGTGTACAGTGTCGCCTGCTGTGGCTTGTGTAAGAGCATAAGTCAAACTACCGTATGGATCGTTAGGGTGATCACCTGAATATGTATCATCACCGTTTTCTGCTACATAAAAAATATTACCTTGACGCAGTGCTAGGTCAACACCATCTACTTCAAGTGCAGTTGTGCTTACTGTGCCAGCAAAGAAGTTTTCTACATAAACATCTTGCCACTGCTTTCCGCCCACAGTTGGATCACTACCTAAACTATAAGTATTGTTTACGTCTGGTACAATGTCCGATGCTATTTCAGCATTGAATACAACATTGTCCGTGTCAGCATCACCTATGGTAATATTACCGTTGGCTGTGATTGATCCTGTTGCAACTATGTTTCCGTAAACATTTGTGTCTGCAAAGATTTCAACAGTACCGGTTCCGTTAGGACGAAACTCTAGATTTTCATTTGAAACGTTTGTGCTAATTATGTTGTCTACAATATCAACACTGTCAATTACTAACTTGTTTTGATAGACAACATTGTCTGCTGTACCTAGAGTTAAGACTCCGTTAGTTGTTGATATAGTATTGCCTAAAAAGTTTACACTAGCAATCTGTGCTTCTGTGCTTACTTCTAGACCAGGTGCTCTGATAGTTCCGTTTACATCTAAATCGTATTGAGGTGTGTCGGTATTAATACCGATTCGGCTGTTATTAACATCAAGATATAATAGGTCATTCTCAAAAGCTAAATTTATTCCTTCTCTTAGAAGGTTAGCTCTTAAAAGTGGACCACTGATGCGACCGATAGCCATCTCTTCTCCTCAACACGGGGATCCTGTCCCTCCAACCACATTACATTGCGGGTTGACCACAGTTTGACCGTGCAGTACAATGGTCGCTGTGCTGCATTAATAGTATTTATCGTTTTTTAGAATTATCCCAGCACAAGGGCGTAGATGTCAACCAATTCTTTCATAATATCGTCGGTTACTTCTTCACCTTCGCCTGCACTTCGTTGCCAGTTAGTTCCATTCCACGTTTCGAGATATACAAATTCAACATTCCATCTTGTGTCGCCGATTTCAGGTGCAAGTGGTCTTTCGGCTGTTGTACCGTAAGGAATAACCAAGCCAGTTGTACTATCAAATTTAGCATATCCTCTAGCAGTAGCAGAGACCACAAACGCATTATCGGATGTATTTTCAAAATAGCTATCGTTGATATCTATGTCAAATACACTCACAGTAGCATCTCCTGAGCGAACTAATTCTAGATCACTGTTGCTGAGTGTAGTTCTAATAACGTTATTGTCGAACAATATATTTTCGTTTGATAATCCATGTATTTCTAAACTGTAAGGAGTGAGTCTTCCCCTTTCAGAACCACTAGTTCTAATTATTATTTCGTTACTAAAATTAGTAGCGTCGATACTGGTCAATCTATTGTCTGAATAGATGCCGCTGAAGCTGAGATTTGCAGTGCTGTAACCTTCATACAAATCAGTTTGTGTATTGTATCTTATATTAGCTGCGAAATCAGTTCGTTCTAAATCAGTTCCTCTACTGACGATTAGAGCCGGATTACTGGTCAGTGTTAACACTTCGGTGTAGGGAGCAATTTCTAAATCTTCAGCAATGTTAACAATAGTATTGCCAGTGATTCGTAAATTACCTGTATCGATTCTTTCACCGTCTATATAGGTTATTAGGCCGGCGGTATTTACAATAATTCTACTAACACCACTGAAGTCAATGTTTTCCGCATTGATGCTGGTATTGCCGGTTTCAAAATCTACAAAGAATTGATCGCCGATTCTGTAGGTACCAAAGGCATCTGTGCTGTTATGATAAATCTTACCAAAGTTTATTTCAACAGTTTCGTTTGCCTGTTCAACCAGCGTGCCATCGTTAGTAACATCCTTGCCTGTGCCTATGTAAGCAAAGTTATGACTAATCAGATACATCAGTGTGCTAGACCCGTTGGCCACAGCACCAAAGTTTCCGTACACATTTGCTGATCCAATTGAACGAATTTCTGCACCATATCTCAAACTGCTGTTGCCTAGTGGCTTACCAATTGTTCCTTCTAGTGCGTATAGCCCTCTGTTAGCAAAGTATGTAAAACTATTAAGCCACTCTACTCTAACGCCGTTGGTCATTGTTATTGCGTCAACACCAGGAGTAATAAATGTCACTGAATGAAACAGCATACTTGCTTCTAAGCTGTCAGCATCTAGTTCGCTGCCATCAACATATGCACCGCGGCCTGCATCACCTGTGTTAAAACCTCTAGGATCATCTGTACTTGTGATACTACCCTGTGTAATTACGCTGATGTTTCTAACATAGGGCGAACGTGTGCTTACTAATCCGTTGGGTGTAAATCTAAAAGCATTTCCTGTATTAGTTGCGCTGTTGTAATAAAAGTCTTTAATAGTAATGTTTTCAACAGTTACATCACCTTGTATTAGAAATGCGTCCTGATCCTGTGTTGCGGGCGTGGGTTTGATTACAGTGTTTCTTAAATCGTGTCCGCTTACTGTAACATGAGGAGGTACAGTTAAGGGAAACTCTTCTTCATACACTCCTGGATAGATGTGTATGGTAACAGGTCCCGCAGTGCTAGCATCAGCGACAGACAGAGCATGTTTAATAGTTCTAAATGGACCGTGTTGATGATCACCTACATTATTGTCGTCGCCGTTAACGCTGACATAGAAAATATTGCCCTGACGCAGTGCTAGACTTGCGTCGCCCACGCTGAGATCGTCTACTTCAACACGCTGCCCATTCAAAAAGTTACTGTAAAGATTTAACCATTTTTTGTTAGGCGAGCCTAGATTGTAGGTGTCGGATTGATCTGGTACGATGTTACTGTCTAAATCAGCTTCGAAGTTTACATTGTCTGTATCATCATCGCCCAGTGTTAGATTGCCGCCGAATGTGATATCACCAGTAGCATTTAGGCTTCCGGTAATATTCCAATTGCTGTGAATATCCAGTGTGCCGTTACCATCTGGTCGTAGTTCGATGTTTGTGTCAGCTGTGGTTGAAGATATAGTATTAAAATCGAATTTTAAATTGTTAGTTGCTATACTGGTAGCAAAGATGTAATCAGCACTGGTTAAAAATATGTTTCCTACGTTGTTTACAATTTCACTGTTCTGTATACTGTAGTTTCCTGTGTTAACATAATTTGCTAATAGGTTGACAGTTCTAAAAGTAGATGCTATTGTTAAATCGTCGCTAGCTATTTCTGTATTAACCCCAATTCTATCGTTGTTGACATCAAGGTGAAGCAGTGCTGTGTCGCTGGTTGTGTTTTTAAAATTGAGATTTGAACCTTGACGTAGTAGATTGTCCTGTAATACGCCGCCTGATATACGCCCTAACTGTGCCATAGACTACTCCCTTACACAGTATTTATTTGTCAAAGTTGTGAATTACTGTTACAGGTTTTCCTAAAGGTACAGAACTGGTAAATTCAATCCACCATCCTGTATCTGTTTCGGTATAAGGTGCGTTTGGTCCTGTTGTATTAACCTGTGCTGTTTGTCTAATGTTATAGTTTGTTACTGGAAGTTGATAAACGTTTTCAACAAATACTAATATATTTTGTGCTGCGGCAGGAACAGGAAAATCAGTGTCGCCACTGTTGAGTTCGCCAAACACAGTTTCAGTAGCATCGCCATTGCCTAGATTTTGTACAACGATGCCGGGATCTTGATTTGGTTCTTTGAATCTTACATTGCGCCAAGCACCATTTTGATATGCTTCTAGCTGACCAGTGGTAGTGTTATATCTCACATGACCTTCTGTTGCTGATGTTGCAATTCCTACTTCACCTGGTCTAACTGATTCTACGCCTTTTGGGACTAGCAAAGCACGACCACTATCTGCTATGACTTGATCGTCGTAGTCATACTTTACACCTTTACCGTAGATGTTTCTAAGATTAGTATTCTGTGCTTTGAGTAATCTCATATTATACTTCCAAATAGCTCACTGTGGCTGCTAGATTAGTTAGACCACTGCCTAAATCTGGTTCTGCTACAAATATAATTTTGTCACCCTGCTCTAAAACAATGCGTTCTGAATCAAATGTAAATGTTTCACCGGGTGGCAGTTCTAAGTTTCTTACAACTACAGTAACAGCATTGCTTAGTGTTTCGCCATAAGGTACTAAGTGCATATCAAAACTAGCGGCGGCTGATAGCGAACTGTTACAAACTAAAATGTTAGTAATAGCATAACTCTTGCCTTCCGGTACGCCGCCTGTGAAAGGTGCTGCTACTGCGCCAGTTGGATCTAGTATGTTTACATTGGTAGTTCTAAGTTGTGCGTTTACAATAGCCATTTCGTATCCTTAAAATAACATTCCAAAAAGTAATGCTCTGTTTTTACTTACTAATTCATCTCGAGTTTGGTTAGCATTTGCGAAATAAATTCCAGTCTTTCCTGTACTCTCGTTTGCAGTATAAATTTTTGCACCATCACTAGGAAAGCTTGGACTAGTACTGGGATCATCATCACCTGGTACACTGTTGATATGTAGTACATCGTCTACTCTGATATTACCAGTGCCTGAAGACTTTAGTATTAAATCAGTGTCGCTGGTCAGTGTTTCAATAGTAGTACCAGCAATTCTTATTTCATCAAATTCCCAACGATCTCTAAACAGTTGACTTACAGTTACTCCGTCGATAGCAAAGTTAATTACACTGTCGACACCGCTTGATTCTTCATCAACCACAGTTATACTTGAAATAGTAATTTCGCCGTCGCCGATCTGCGGAAGAAACACGTTAGCAAACTGGAAGTCAATATAATCTACAATTGATCGTGTGTTAGGAATAACGTCGTCGTCGATTACGTTTCCTGTGATAGTACTGCCTGAATATGAAAACACTTGTTTTTCGTAATCTGTAGTACCAGTAACACTTAGTACACCAGTGCCACTGTTTATAAGATAAAGATCGCCGCCGCCAGTTGAGATGCTGTTTGTTCTGATACCTACAAGTGCGCCTTCATTGTCTCTAAAAACAAATCCGCCTGTTTTCGTTGTTTCGGTATTTGGATCTCTCCAAGTTATGTTCTCACTAAACAAAAAATATCCGTCGGAGAATGTTCCTCGATCGATTCTCAATCCTGCTTCGTCAAGAGTAATGCCAGCACCGGTTTCGCCGCTGTTGACTACAATAATATTATCTCTAATTGCAAGGTCTTCTGATTCTACAGTTGTGGTATTGCCTTCAACAATCAAGTCTCCAGAAATGATAACCTGTCCCTGCTCGGGACCAGTGTTCAATCTTATTTGGCCGCCCTGTTGTACGGTTACAAAAAAATTGCCATTGGGTACATTTACAAATCTTGACATTTATATTTCCTTAAAATAGGGGGATTTCTCCCCCTATTATTAGATTGCTGTTAGTAGAATCTGATCACCTGTTGAATCGTCATATTGTGACATTACCCAAGTATATTTGTTACCACTAAAATCTGTTGCTACACGCTTAGTAATCTTAGAAATAGCAACTTCTGCAGAACCATCGTTTAGAGTTCCCAGCATCTGAATCTCACCTTCTGCGTTTGGTGTAGTTTCTACCAGTGTGCCTGTTCTAAAAAAGGTAGATGTTGGACCTTTAATACTTTCGCCATCTACAAAGCTATCGTTCGCTTCACTTAGTACGATAAATGTTTTTGCGCCACGTTGTTTGATGATCATGTAATCTGTGTTAAGATCATCGTCTGCAGCAAAGAAACCGCTTAGTCTAATACCAGCATTTGAATCGCTAGCTGTTGTGCCGAAAGATCTAATTACATCAATACCGTTTATGTCTTTTCTTAATGGTCTTCCCATGATTATTTCTCCTTTGTTTAATCATTGCCGTTCTAGGGTCTACGCGGTGGATATCCGCATAAGTCCTACTGCTTAGGTAGGCACCTATATTTGACAAAAGTATTTATCAAAAATTGTCAAGTCATAAAAATAGGCCCCGTAGGGCCTATTTTATTTAAACTAAACTACCTATTACTGGAAGCTTACATTACCTGAAGTAATGCCAACCTTACCTAGGTAGTCACTTGCGTTACCGAGCGACGACGCAGTGTTAGTTAGTTCTACATAACCATAACGAGTCATGAAGCTAACAACTGGTTCGAAAGTATTCGGATCAAGCACAACACCTGAGCTCATCAGTGGGATGTATGGGCAGTAGAATGCCGCCGCATCTGATTCTGATGAACCTTTGTAACCGATGAGTACTGCTGAGTCATCGGCTGCATATGTGTTAACATATACTTTCATCGCATTGTTTAGAGTACCAACCATCTTAGTGTTAGTTGGTGCTTCAAAAGTACCTTCAGTTGTACGAGCAAACGCTGAAGTAGTAGCTGACTGAAGAATTGTAAGCGCGAATGGCGATACAACTGCCCAGTTACCAGCACCACGACGTGTACGCTGTGCAATCAAGTTGCTTACACGGTTGATTTGAACAGCAAGTGCTGCGTGCTCGTCACCAACGAATGTAGCAGTACCACTTACAGAAGCCTGATCATAAGTCTGATAAGTGCCAGCAAGTGAACTTAAAGAATTAAGTACTTCTTGGTCGATTTCAGCAGTAATCTCTTGAGCAAGTGCTGCCATGATTTCTGCTTCTACGTCGATGCCATGCTGTGACTGTGCGTCTTGTGCAGCTTCGAAAGTCCAACGTGCGCTGAGCTTACGAGTTTTAGCTTCGACTGTTTGCTTCAAGATCTGAATGCTTAGTCTGTTACCGACTGTACCTTCTGCTGCCGCAGTTGGGTTAGCTTTTGCAGTTGTAGCATTACCTGAGTATGCTTCAGCAATCTTGAATGGGCTTAGAGCTTCTTCACCTGCTACTGCACCTGAGGCGCCTGATCCAAACGAGTCCGAATAGCGAACACGTAGGGTGTGGATTTGACCCACAGGTCCTGTCATTGGCTGTACGCCAACGAGTTCGTTTGCAATGACTGTTGGCATTACACGACGAATAACTGGTAGGATAACACGGTTAAGTGTTGCGACATTACCGGCAGAAGTAGCACCAGCTGTGGCAGTTTCTGAAAGATACCTACGAGTATTTTCCAGTGTGCTTGCCATAACAGCTTTTTTGTTGCCTGAAAGGCCTTCGAGAAGTGCTGACTTCGTATCCTGCCAGCGACTTTCTAGTAGTTCTGACATTATTATCTCCTTAATTTAATCCAGCAAGACGACGAATGTCTAATACATTGTCATTTGCTTTACTACTAACGTTAGTGTGTGAAACTGTTTCACGGTTGCCTGTTACTTCTTTTGCCTCTGCTAATACTGCCTTCTGCTTTGCTGGACCTTTGCCGTTGATAACCGCAGGTAGATACTTGTCAAATGCAGATTGTAGTCTGCCAGTTTGAACTGATTCCAGTAAGTCTGTCATAATTTCACGCTGCTCATTGCTCAGTGGAGCAATTAGTTCGCGTACTGTGCTTGATCTATTTACAGATTCTTCAAGCTTTTGCTTTTCAGCTGCTTTTGATTCTGCAATACGTTTCGCTTTTGCAGCAAATGCCTTTGCTTCTACAAGTTGCTTGTCTTTTGTTTCAAGAACTTTTAGAAGTTTCGCAGTTTCTGAATGTTCATTTAGATATGAAATTCCATATTCTGCTGCAAATGCTTCAAATATTTTACGACCAAAGTCGTTTCTACGTGCTGTGTCAATATCTTCTTTAAGTGCTGAGATCTCACTTTTAAGACCTTTTGCAACTGTTTCAGATACTGCTTGAGCGCTTCTTTCGATAAAGTTACGCTTAACTTTAGCGAAGTGTGATTTAGCTTCACGTACTAGTCGTACTTTTGTTTCAGCTAAGTCTTTCTTATCTTCGTGGAACTCTGCAATTTCGCTTGATAGGGCTTCTACTACAAACTCTTCAAGCTTGCTGTAGTTTTCAGCCATTGCTTGTTTGTCTGTGCGTAGTTCTGAGATTTCTTTTTGTAATTGTTCTACAACGAAACCTTTTAGAAGGCTTGCATTTTCACGCATCGCAACTGCATACTTTGCCTTTGCTTCTGCTAGCTGTTTGCGATCTTCTGCAAACTCTGCAATCTCTTCCTGAAGACGCTCGGAGAGCATAGCATCAATGGCTTCTACCATTGTCTGCTTGTCATGCTCGTACTTGGTAGCAAATTCTTCACGTAGGTCGGCAGTTGCCGCGCGACGATTTTCTACTACCTTGCTTTCCCAAGCTTCTTCAATCTGTGCCCTGATCTCTTGCGAAACAACATCATTTTCAAAGAGTGCTTTCAGTGCATCTATCATACCATTCTCCTAGTTTATTGGAGTTTGCTGATTATATTAATCAGCGATTCCTTTAGATACTTTTGTGCCTTGTCGTCGTGTTTTGTTGCCTGTGCTAGTTCATATGCCTTGTATCCACCGCGGGCATTCATTAGATGCTCGTAGATTGGTGTTGGGTAAGCACCGGGGGCGCTGGGCTGAGCCACAACGTCCACAGTAATAATTTCAAAATCAGACACAGTGTTCGAACCGTCTTCTGATACATTTCCGCTACCTCTCGATGAGACACCTAGTTTAACTCCTGCTTCAAGCATTGTTTTAACCAGTTGTCCCATCGGGGTAGGAAGTATTTTTAGTTTTCCGTAACCATTTGGACCATCCATCCACATTTCATTAATCATGTGGCTAACTCTGTCCAAGTTGATATTAAGGCCTTCTGGATGATCCACTTCACCGAGAACACTATATCCTCCTGCACATTGATCATTGAGAGTTTTGACAGCCCTGCCTATTTCATTCACAGGATACACTCGCTGATTAGCGTTGCGAACACCGCCTTGAATGCAGATGCCTTTCATGTAAAGGTCCTTGCCTTCGTTTGCGTTTTCGACAACTATCTTAGCTTGGTCGAATGTCAAATGCTCTCGTAAGTTTCTCATTCAAACTTCCTTAATCTTGTCTTACTTTGCTCTTTTCGGAGCGCCGTTTAACATACTGCTGGCTGATTTGTCAGCAGTCTCTGGCTTGCCCTTTTTCTCAGCGCCGTGGCCAGGTTGGTTTGACATTTTTGTCGCCCCTTTTGCACCAACAACGTTTACGTTCTTGGTATTCATATCCTTTGGGTTCTGAGCATTTAGTGCTGAACCTTTTAAGTTACCTTTGTTGGCTTCTACGCCTGCTTCTGTACCGCTTTTTGCGATGTTAGCAGTTGTTCCGCCCATATCATTTTTGCCTGCAACTGAGCTCTTAGTGTTTACTCCGTTGTCGCCACCGATCTTTGCGCCAAGTCCGCCGCCGTTGATCTTTTCTACGTATTCACGCATTTCTTCACCAGCAGTTTTCTTTACTTTCTTGTCGTCTTTCTTATCGGCTTTTTTAGCTTCAAACGCATATGACTCTTTTTCTTCTTCGTCTTCTTCGTCTTCTTCGTCGCCCATGTCCATATCGTCGTCTTCTTCGTCGCCCATGTCGTCGCCGTCCATGTCGTCGCTATCGCCGCCGCCCATAAGCTTTTCGAATTCTGCTTTTAGATCTTCCAGGGCGTCTTCTAGGTCTTCGATGCGATCTTCTGTATCGCCTTCACCACCCATGTCCATGTCGTCGCCTTCTTCGTCATCATCCATACCAAGATCGGCCATCATGTCGTCAGTTGCGTCGCGGCGCATCATGTCGTCGTCTGCTTCGACTTCAAACTCGTCTAGATCAAAACCTTCGTCTAGATCATCGTCTGACTCATCGTCTTCGTCGTCTGACTCGTCTAGGTCATCATCGTCTGACTCATCGACTTCTTCGTCATCTGACTCGTCTACTTCTTCGTCTTCATCTTCTAGAAGTGACTCATAAATATCTCTTGACTTTTCTACTACGATTTCGTGGAAAAGTTCTTCTGCTGCGTCTTTATCTTCGTTGATAAGAAGCTCTAGCATTTTTTCAAATTTGCTTAGGTCTGCCATTTCAAACTCCTGTAAATGTTATCGCACTTATTCAGTGCAAGGCTGTCATATTATATTTACTATTTATATGAAAAAATGCGTAGAAACAGGCTCAAAGCAGCCTGTTTTATCTACGCATCACAAGATTCCAAAGATTTTCTTAAATTCATCCATGGAAATATGGGTTAAGTTCGATAGTTTACTCAATTCGTTAGGGACAAAAACGTTTTCTCCCAGCACTCTTATATATCTCTTTTTTGAAAATTTTTGTATAGTGATCGTTGTTTGCTTTAACCAATTGCCGTGATACGTGGCTCTTTCGTTACTGCGTTTGTAATTAAAAGAGTCTGCGTATACATTGTTTACCAGTTCGCTGTTGGTGCCTAGACCTTTGTAGTCAAAACCTAAAATATAAATTTCATCGTTTCCGTGATCGCTGGCTAGATGTAATGCTGTAGGTCCTGAGCTCCATCCTTTGCTGGGACTGAAAAAATTAAAATTAGTTAATTTTGAGAATGCCTTGTTTGGATTTGTCCAAACTGCGCAACGCTGCTGAACTGACTCCTTGTTTAATTCAATTACCATTTTTGTATCAACTGCCACAAGATAGTCAGGAAGATAATCTCTGTAGATGGCATTGCATCCGTACACAGTTCCGTTTTGTTTTAATTTGGATAAGTCTAGATCTTTGCGGCTAGTGCCGTTACCAAGTACAAATGCTACTTTTTTCAAACATTAAACTCCGCCAGATTCTGCATTAGCAGCTATACCATACATCTGCTTGACAAAATCAAGCTCTTTGCGTTTTTCTTCTGTATGTAGTTCACTGGCTTTGCGTATGCGACTGATCTGGCGAAGTGTTAGTCTTGTTTTGCGAGTATCATCTTTTTTCATAGGACTTTGGTCGTAGTCAGCGTCGTAGCGTTTGTCATCTACGGTCTCAACAGTTTCTCTATCAAAATAAAATAATTCACGTAATATCATACTATTATTTATACCGTTTGGTCAGTTGTTGGGGCTGCGCCCAGATCTTGACCAGTTGCTGTTTCGGGGCCTGCGCCTTCTCCGCCGTCTACTGGAGGTAATTCTTCACCAGTTTCATCTTCAAGGCCGCCTAGGTCGGAACCAATGCCAGCGGCGCTGATGCCAGCATCTCTCATTTCAGCACTAGCATCACCTGGTAGCGGCTCTAATACATCATCGTTTTCTTCTTTCCATAGGCGTTCATTCTCTGCAATTTCTTCTTCAGTCATACCAAGGAAGCGTTTCATAGCAAAACGATTTGACACATAAGGTATTGCACTCATCTGTGTATAAGTTGGAACACGAGCATTGTCGATTTCGCTTTGACGATATGCTGCAAAGTTTTGCGGCGGTTGGAATTTGAGATCAAACATTGACGTATCAATGTTGATTCCTTTTTCCAACATATATCTTTTAAATTCTGTGTCGAATTCTTCAACTACTAGATTTTGCAAACGTTCACAATAGGTATTGAAGCGAAGTTCTTGTATGTAGGCTGTGCCCACACGTCCATCATTATATTGTGCAGATGAATCATCTGCTCCAGTTGGAAGGTACGAACTTGGGATACGTAATCCGCGTACCAGCTTATTAGTGAAGTATCGTAGATCATCAATCTCTCCTAGGTTAGTACCGCCTGGCAGTGTTTCAACTTTTGATCCACGACCTTCTGCTGTCTGCGGGAAGAAGTAGTCTTCATTTATTGAATTTTTAACAAAGATACCACTTTCAATAGCAAACGTGTGATAGTTGTGCCATTTTTCAGTGCCGTCTATAGTAATAGTTCCTGTATCTCGATTAGACACTACTTCTATTTTTACTACTTTGTGGTTAAACTGATCGATTTCTTTTACAAACTGTTTCCAGTTAGTGTATCCGTTTTTCTTAAGAAGTCCATTTAGTTTACTATAACCAAATCGCGTAAAGTCAATCTTACACTGAGCGTTCTTATAATCAAGAGCAACTGAATTTTCTTTCTTTAACAGATCTAATAACTCTTTGTTATTGTCACAAAGATTAATTACAGTGTTCTTATTTGTTGACTGAGTCTTAACTATCTCCACTACTATCTGTAACATTTCAAATGTCAAATGTAACGATTGATTTTTTATTTTAACTCTAGATTCCAAGTTTTTTACCACTTGTTGCATCGCAGCTAGATTACTATTAAGGTGGTCACTTCTAGATTTGCCAGCGTTCTTTTTATAACTGACCATAGTCGCAGGATCATTCTGTCTCATCCACACTGCTCTCTGTTGTGCTGACCTAATATTGTAAAGAGCTGATTGTCTTTCTACAATAGTCATATTCTTCCAATGTGTTTTTAACGTATTAGAAATTTTTCCCGTAACTAACTGGAATTCTTCTTCTGATAAATTAGACCAGTAATCTGATTTATTTGCAGCATGGTACTGTATGTGATCAGCTTTATTCATATATTGAAGATTACGTGGATCGTTATTAAAGCGATTATAATCTCGATGATGTATTACTGCTTTAGACTTTCCTGCATTTTGTTCAAGGTATGTAAATTCCTGATGTTTGCTCAAGTTTCTAAAAAACTCGCCTACAACTCGATGAGTCCACTGCCATTCCTTCTTGCTATGATCCCAAACTTGCTCATAGTCATTAGATTTAGACGATATCTTTTTGTTTCTTTTATTAAAAGATATTAGACTATCAGTTTCGACAATGTCCTTGGCCTCTACCATACCTTTTCCAAATACTGGTATCTTGTGGTCTGGAGTACAAACTAAAGTTTCGCCATTATCAAATGTTAATTGAATAGTTTGTGTATTTCTACGAGTAATACCAGCCCAGTTAATTACCCCTGGCGCTATTTTGCCAGTCACAGGATCACAACTGTATGCCCAGTTTTCTTTTCCTTGCTTAAACTCTGCAATTAACTCAGTTAGTGCTAATGTTCTTCCATCAAGTAGAGGAATCCTTGTAGATAAATCCAAACAGAGAGGATTATAGCTTGAGTCAATAACATTCGCACCGCCGCCGCTGGAACTTGGAATACGTCTTTGATGGATTTCAGTTTTAACACGTTCAACAAATGCCATAGCAAGGTGACTGGGCATGTTGCCCACGTCAACGTAGAACACTCTGCGTTCAGGAGCACGTTGAACACGGTAGATAATAATCGCATCTTCTAGTAATTCTTTTTGTTTGTACACTTTGAAAATAGTTTCTAACAAACTGTTGCCAAAAGGAAAGTTGTTGTCTAAGCCTTCACTTAGACTTAGATGAATCACATGTTTAGCATCAATTGCCCATTCGTTCTGATCAGTTTGGAAACGACTGCCGCTAGTTGACTGTTGCGGTTGTCCTACCATACCTCTAGCATTGCCTACAGGCTGATACTGTGTTCCAGCAGTGCCGCCGGTGATGCTGCCTGTGGCTTGGAATGGAGTAGTTGCTACACCTTCTACAAAGTTGAGATTAATATTTTTAATCATATACTGTTCAGGCAGCTTGCCTTCTGATTCGTTAACAATGATACGAGTAACGTTGGCAGGGTCCACATGGAACCAACGTTTAGTTTCAGGGTCGCGTATAAAGAATTGGTCGCCGAACTTGAAAATATTTCTCAGTATTTTAAATATCTTTGTTTCAAACTGTTGTAGCTTGCACCATTGTTGTAGATACTTTTGAATAATAGTAACTTCACTATTGGTTGCTTTTTGTTTAAAGTCAATAATAAAAGGCGTGCCGTTTTGCGCATTTTTCTGCGTAGTAAATTCCGCAAGAATATCAAGAGCAGCATTTACTTCTGAATCGAGATCCATGGTATTGTACTGACCATAGCGTTCAACTCTGTTTGGAGAACCTATGTAAACATCAGGCAAATAACTTGAATAATTAGAACGTGCAGGGCCTGCTGGGCCGCCACCGTTTCTAAGATTAGTAAACGGTGAATAACTTCCGTTTGGGTTATTTGCTGTTGGTACTGGGGCGAAATGCTTCTTCCAGCTCATGTATCTCTCCTATCAACGAACCGTGCTAACACGACCGTTAGCTATGTTTGAACCTGTTGATCTTGTGTTTCTTTCAATCTGATCAGAATCTTCTGCCATTTCTCGTACAACTGTTAACATCTGACTCATAAGCATATTTAACTGTTTAATTGAATCTAGAGAGCCTTGATTGGCTGTGTTCATAGTGCTGACCAATTGATTTTTAATATCGTTTAAATTTTCTGTAAGTGTAGAAATATTTTCAATTTCTACTTTTGGTGTAGTTTGTGTTGAACTAGATTGACTATCAAAATTTAGGCCAGGCAATTGAGCAGTTCTAGATTTACCCATAGCAGCACCAGTGTTTATACTACTAATCATTTGCCCTAGAGGACTGTCTAGAGGTATTACTGCTTCTGTGCCGTGGAGCATAGCCAGTGTGCCACTCCCAAAGTCTTGAAAGCCTTTGGTACCTTGAGAGAAGGATTCAATCTCTCCAAAGATACCAGTTGCTCGACCAGCATTATAAATTTCTCTAAGCAAATTAAGTTGTTCTTCTGAGGCATTACCTGATGATGCTAATTTAGCAAGCTCTCTTATTTCAATTCCTTCTTCTAGTCCTGTAATTAATCTTCTACCTTGATCAAGAAAAGACCTATTAGATTCTAATTGTGTTCTAAAAATTTCAGAATATTCGGCACCTAAAGATTCATAAAATTTTTCTAATTCTTCTCCAGTAAACCTTGACCCTGTAGTGCCACCGGCTTGACTGCCTCTACTCTGTAATTGCTCAAATACTGCTCGGCCAAAGTTTTCTGCTGCATCTACTGTAGGTGTTCCGGTCTCTTGCGACTGTCTTTCTGCAACTTCTTCACGATCTATACCTAACAGTTTTCTTGCAAGAAAGCTATTAACAAAGGTATCTTGCATTGTGTTTATAAGAATTTGAAACATTGAACTGATGTCATTTCTTAATTGAGCAGATTCTGAACTGTTCCAAAATTCACTAAAGCCAGTTACAAGACCGTTAGTAACTGTGCCGACGCCATTTATCAAGGCTTGTAATACACCGCTGTCATCAAAAAGATCTGCAATGCCATTTCTTAAACTTTGTATTAAGCCGCCTCGACGTATATCTTCACCTGTACCATCAAGTCTAGTGTTTTCTAATTTACCAAAGATTGCATCCCTGAAGAAATTTCCTATGTCATTAACTAGATCAGAAATAGCCTGTTCAGGATCAGCAGCAAACGCATTTATAAAACGTTCAATCTTAGGAACAACGCCTTCGATTTTTTCTCTCATGATGTTAATTGCATTTTGAAATTTTGTACCTTCGCCATCTTGTCCTACAAAATCTCTAAAAGATCCAGCAACGGCTGCAAGGGATGGAGATATAGCTTCTAATAATGGGTTAGTGAGATTTTCTGTTAATGCTTCTCTGGCTTCTCGTAGCCCTTCTCTAAATGCAGCGATTGCATCTAATTCGCTGCCTTGAGGAATCATTTGGTTTCCAGCAGCTTCCATACTAGCTAAAAACTCATCTCTAGCAAATTCAATTGTTCCGTTAGCATTTTCTCTAAGAAACTGTCCTACAAATTCAGCAGTTGTACCAAACTGTTCTGCTACTGTGCTAGCAACTCCTCCTAGGCCTGCGCTGCCTGCTGCTAATAGATTTTCATAACTACCAGCAGCACTAATTTGTGCTTCGAGAAGATCAGCTAGTTGTTCTCTTTGTGATTGAGCAGAAGTAAATGCTTCTTTATCTGCTGCCGACTGTATAGATTGAGCTTCGTTTAGTTGACCGACAAATTGACGAATAACATCTCCTTGTGTTGCTAAAAGAATTGCCTGTTCTTCATTAAGCGGAGGTAGTCCTAAAAATTCTCTTCTCACTGCTTCTACATAATCTTGGCCCATTGTAGCTGCATTACTTAAAACCTGTTGTATACCTGCTTGTTGATCTTCTGTTAATCTCGCCATACGCATCTGAAACGCCATGCCTTGTTGAGCTGCTGCAATTTCGTCGCGCTGTTGTTTTATGTCTTTACCAGTTAACTTTGACAGTGTTAACATATTTTTTGTTAGACTTTCAACTGCGGCGGCTTGGTTGTTTCTATCTATTTGATCTTGTCTAACACCTGCTCTTGTTACATATTGAAAGAATGCTAATTGTTCATTTAATTCTTCAGCTGTAAGTCCCATTGCTGTAAACTGCTGCCTTACATCAGAACCTAATGCTTCGCTCAGAGATCTAGTTGCTCTAATACCTTGATCAACTGTGCCGCCGAACGCTGCTAGTCTTGTACTGTTCTGTGTAACAAAACCGCTTAATTCACCAAAGCTTAATCTTAATTCTCTTGAACTGTTTCGCAATTCGCCGAGGTCATAACCAAAACTAGCACCACTGGTTGCCATACTTTGAAAGGCATCAAACGAATCGTCTATGATATCTGTAAATTTGCTTAGTACACTACCAAACACTGGAATGCTTTGAACTAATCCACTGAGAGATTCATCGCCTGACATCACAGTTTGTGCAAATTGTGTTACACTAGATGTTAATAGGCCTATACCGCCTGCTACGAGATTAGTTATTCCTCCCAACAAACTTCCCATTGCTCTAGTAGATGATCTCAGGGCACTGGTGTATTCTTTCTGAGCTTCGATTTTTTCTTCTATTGCTTTGATATCTTCTTGTAGAGTACGAGTATGAAGACGTTGAACTTTGGCAGCTTCTTTTTTTGGATCTCTACCAGTAGTAACTGCTAGTTTTTCTATTGCTCGTGTAAGGCCAGCAAGAGTTGCTTCACTAGCAACTCCGCCTTCCCCGCCTACATTACTAATTTCTACTTGATCAGCCAAAGTTAAAAATCCTAGTTAACTGCGTACATAAATAACTTAGATACATACATTATAGTATATTTATCAGGAGCAACACATGCAGAACGTACAGTCAGGAACACCTAATCCTTTAAAAAAATATTTTAGGCAACCTAAAATCTATGTATCATTGCCCAGCAGAGGCAATTTTTATCCGTTAAACAGTTTAGAAGAAACTGAAACTGGACAACTTCCTGTCTTTCCAATGACAGCAAGAGATGAAATTACTATGAAAACTCCTGATGCTCTTGTTAATGGACAGGCCACAGTGGAAGTTATACACAGTTGTATTCCTAATATCAAAAATGCCTGGGACGTTCCTATTATTGATTTAGATATTATACTGATTGCTCTACGCATAGCCAGTTATGGTGAAACTATGGATGTTAACATCAAAACTCCAGTTACTGGCGAAGAAAAAACATATAGTCTAAATTTAGTCAACATGCTAAATGAATTAAGTTCTATAGAATACAACAATAAAATAGAACTAGATGATATGACTGTGTACATACGTCCACTCAGTTATAGAGATTTTACTAAAACTAGTCTTAAAGCATTTGAAGAACAAAAGATCTTTAAGTTGCTCAACAACGATAAAGTTACAGACGAAGAAAAATTAGTTAAATTTAACGAAAGTTTTAAAAAGCTAACCGACATCACAGTAACAACACTTGAAAAAAGTATTATGCGTATCGAGCTAGATGATGTTTCAGTTACTGATCCTAATCATATAAAAGAATTTATTGACAACGCAGATAAAACATTTTATCGTCGTGTTGTTGATCATGTTGAAAGTGAAAAAGCAAAATTTGCTATTAAGCCATTAACAGTAACCGCTACTGAAGAAGAAATCGAAAAAGGTGTTCCTGCGACTTTTGAAGTACCAGTAACTTTTGATCAATCAAATTTTTTCGCATGAGGATCTTAAGCCTGTCTTATAACCAAATTTTAGAAGAAGTTAAGATCCTAGATAACGAAGTAAAACAAATAAAAGATACAGTTTTAAAAATGGCATGGTACATGCGTGGTGCTGTACCAATTGACGATGCGTTTGCTATGTGTGTCGAAGATAGAGAAATTGTGTCTAAAATAATAGAAGAAAATCTAGAAACCACAAAGAAAAGCGGACTGCCTTTCTTCTAATTATGCAGCCGGTGGCGTACTTCTTCCTCTACCCAATGGTATCGGAGGTACTTTAGTAGCCGGCAATCCTTTTTGTAACTGCTGTATTAGTCTTCTCTTTTCTTTGGCAGACAACTTCATTGCTGAAGTTTTAGTCTGAGTATATGTAGAACTAGCGGGTGCTGCGGGGGCTGAACTTGGTTGTGCTGATGCTGCTGGAGAAGCCGGTGTTGATTTATTTAAACTTGTAGTTTGTTGAACCTTCTGTTTAAAAATATTTTCTATTCTTTTTTGATTCATTGGCTGAGTTGTATCAACGTCACTAGTGTCAACTCCCTTGCTTTTTAAAAATGCTATTACATCTTGAGTGTCTGCTTGATTGAAATTCTTTTTGCCCTGTGTGCCAAGGTATCTAGCAAATTCATTTCCTAATTGTTTTATTGCAGTCGAAGAAACTTGTTTTCCAGTTTTAAATGCACGACGTCTTTCTCTTCCACTAGGTGTCAGTAGATCTAAAGGACCTTCATTCAGATCATCACGCTTTGTCTCATATATTCTCATCAAGAATCTCCATTAGCACTATGTTATCTATTATTTATTATCTACACAGCTCGAATATCTACTTCGTAGATATTAGTTTTCGCTAACGCTCAAACTACTTTTATTTCTTATCGATTAATAAGAAGTTATTAACTGAACATAGTGAAGTAATAGTTTCATGTAGATCGTTTCAGTCAGACGGAACCTGTTACGGTTCCGTCTAATCTCAAAAATGCTTCATGTGAGTCATGTCCGCAGCCGAGACTTGGAAATAGGTATTTTCTGCTACACAATGGGCTCTGACCTTTCCCAACCTACGTCGACTTCGAAATATAGTGCATAAACTATAAAACGGATTTATAGCGTATGCACTATATTCTTATCCCCCGCTTCGTTCCAATGCTAAAGGGTTTTTATGTGTAATGTGCAGTGTTTCGATTGACAGCAATCAATCTACGTCAACCTATGAGCCCAATTTGTTTGATGGCTTCCACACTCTGGTGTGTTGATCAACGTATTGCGTGTTCGGGGTTCAAGCCGACTTTTCCACAGCGGTATTATAAACTGGCCCGCCAACCTTATGTGCTGTATTATTTTTGGTTTTTAAGAGATTCTATAAGAGCCTTGGATCCGCCTACACGAACGTTAATAATGCCGTTGTAATATTCGTCTGTCTCTAGTACACGCCTGTCAAATTGTTCTTTGGCCTCTAAATAACTTAGTTCAGATCTAGTTGTACACCAAAAGAGTACTTCTCTAGTAAAATTCTCTGCACCTAAAGCTGCAACGTCTGCCTTGAGATTGTCAGAACTACTCCAGTAGTCACGCCAATCACTTTCTACAGTGTATTTTCTACGATTCTTTTTGCCTTTGAGTGGTGGTTTAGATTTTTTAAACTGAGCAAGTTTTTTGCCTATGTATTTTTTGTTGTTGGTGACATTTGTTATCAAGTAAACAAAGCCTATTGAGCCTTCTGGTATTTCTTCTATAACCGTTCCTTGATAAGTCCAATACATAAACTTATATACCGATTATTTTTCATTCTTGTCTGCCTTTTGGCTGCGCCTGTTGTTTGGATTTTGCCTATTGGGTTTTTCTTCTATGTAAATCTTTTTTGTTTCGTTGTATCTTTCTTTGACTAAGAGCCTTAATGCCTTTAAACTTCTTCTAATGTTGCTGTAGTTGCGCACACTGGGCGCTATTTCAAACGCTTGGTGTGCTTTGAAGTATTCTAAATACTCTCTTACTAATTTTTCGTGCGGATCGTCCATGTTACTGTATCACATCAATGTCGTTAGCGTATGATTTACAATTTTGTCCGTGCCATCTTTTGTAATTCGTAAGCATTGTAGTTTTTCCACAAAACTCGCAAGTTTTCTGTCCGTTTATTCGTGCTAATTTTTTTCTCTCTATAGTTTCTTGTGATTGCTTTCTGCCTTTAAGTTTTTCGCCTATTCTTTTCATTAGCTCAGGATCTCTAGATTTTCCTAACTTATTTTGTCTAATTTTTTCTTTTGTAGAATCACTTCTCTTTTTTCCAGTAATTTCATTCTTACGCTTTTCTCGCATAACAGAAGCATATTCGTCTCCAAAGATTTCTTCATATGACTTTCCTTTTTTTGCTTCTGACATTTTTTTCTTAGTTTCTTCGCTGTGATTTTTTCCAAAAAAAGGATTGTTTTCTTTGCTCATTCTTTTAGATTGCGCAATTGAATGTTTGATTCTTGCCTCTTCATAGTCTTTTTCTGTAAATGTGTACTCTCTTTGCTGCGAACGACTTTGTTTATTCATCATTCTCCATAAAGCGCTCCACATCTTCTGATTGTCGACTCCTGTTGTAAATTTAACTAATAACTTGTGACACAAAAAATGATCTTCAGCACTAAGGCACACAACGTTGTCTCTTTTATTAGATCCATTCAGTGATTTAGGAATGATATGATGTCTTTCACAATATTGAGATTTTGGATCTAGTACTTTGTTATTTTTTATAATATCATAATATTCTTTTAAATAATTATTTTGCGTAAACATTATATCTCCTTTAGAATTTACTTAGTATTTATACGATACTAGTAATATCTAAATCTGATTCGTATGAGGTGAAGCCATTCTCTTTAATAACTTTGAGCACATTGTTTACTCTGCCGATCAATTCGTCCTTGTGACTGATCAAATAGATATTTTTGTTTCTTTCACGTCCCATCTTCTTGAGAACCGCAAGACTATTCTCAACGCCAGCAGTGTCCATGCCCGAATCAATAAGTTCGTCGATGAACAATAGGTTGATGCCTTGATAGAGACTTTCCCAAACGTCACGGAAAGCAAAACTTAGACCGAGTATTAGTCTGTTTCGTTCACC